AATATAGTAAATTTATTAATCATTTTTACAGTCTTTAAGCACGGCAAACATTAAAACGACACTTCGTTTTTGCTAACATCGTCTATATCTAATCTATTTAAACAGCAATCTTTTTCCTTACAAACAAGTCCATCACAATCGTTACACCATCCGTAAGTCTTATCAAATTTAGTTCGTAATTTCTTCATTGCTTTGTTTGCTACTTCATCGTCTGGGTGCTGTTCAGCCAAACAGATTAATTCATTTTCTGTTTTCATATTTCGTTAAGTTTAAATAGACTATACATAGACGTGAGCGTTATGTATAATGCTACGCAAATACTATATTGTCAGGGTTGTGAGTTTCATTTACATATTCTTTTATCACCTTTTTTTGCTCTGTGTTTAAGTAAACACCTTTCTTTATTTTTATAGTTGCTATTAATCCACTTCGTGCTTCACTCCAAGGTTGGCTTCTTCCGTCACCTCCTAAAATATATTCATACATTCCGTTTTGTTTTTCAACTGAGAAGAATTTTTCTATTCCATTATACAGTTCTGTTGTTTTAGGCTGTACACAATCTTTTAAAGATTCATATTCGTTTTCACAATCTTTTAACCATTTAGAGTATTTATTAATATCTCTTTTTAGCTCTTCTTTTCTTTCTTCTAAATTCATAATATTTATTTTATTTGTTAATTATCCGCAATACTCCATTACATCTCTTAGGTTCAGTAATTGCACCTGCATGTTTTCCGTTTTTTGTTTATTATCTTGCATAATCTTTGATTCTAGCGATTCAGTGCGGTTCAATTATTGAATGGCGGATAGCGATGTGTTAGTAGCAATATTAATGGTTGGGGCAGTTTCCTTTGTGAGCCATCATCATCTCACTACTCCAAGGTCTTCTACTTACATATATGTATTCGCAACCTTCAATAGTTACAGTTTTGTAATTTTCTTCAATATTCATATCATTTTCACTTCCTTCTGGGTTGCATCCAACCATTAAAAAAGCTACTAACAATATGTATAGTGTATAGCTTAGTTTTGTTCTTAAATTTTTCATTTGTTCTATTTTTAAAGTTAAATTACTATTCGATTATTTGTGCTGTTTTGGTCGCTACACACCATACATTTAGCCGTTAGGCTTCATGCCCTTTCATTCCATTGTTCTATAGCTACTTTTGCGCACCACTCAGCATCGTTTCTTATCGCACCATCGGTTCGCTGCAATCGACATTTCTTGCACTTGATAGTTACTTTTCGGCTCTTAGTGTAGGGGTTGCCTACAAACTTTAGTTCTGGCTCACCTCCACAGCAAGGGCACGAAAGCATAACATCAGCTATAAATTCATCCGCTGCGTGTGGTTGGTATGTTGTTTTCTTATATTCGTTCATTTCATTTATTTTTACAGTTATTTAATCAGGACGAATTATAGCCCTACCATTAGCAATCATTTTTGATAAGGTTTTTTGCATAGCCTACATTTGTTCTCTTGGTGTTCTTTAGGGTTTCTAGTCATTATATGTGAGCAAAACGAATTGCTAACATCACCTATACGTAATAATTTAAAAAGGGCTTCTGCACCATCAATAAATGCACGTTCTTGTAACTTAGGTTGCCAAGAGTTATTGTAATCTAATTTAGCTTGTGCTTTTAACTGCTCAATTAGTTGTTTTTTTACTACTTCTGTTTTTAGTTTTATCATCTTAATCTTTTTAAATTACTACGCATAGCCAAACCGTTAGAGTTAATATTTTGGGCTTGTAGCGTTTACTTCGTTTGTTGAACTTTCTTGCTCTTACACCATTACAGTTGGCTTAATAATCTCACTTCTGTGATACTACGATGTTTCTGCAATCGTCATTGCTTCACTCCATCAGTTTACCTCCTTCGAGTACGCCCAAAACACTAACAATAACATTATTTAAAATGCATTAAAACGCCATTTTACATTTAGCGTTAGCAACAATAAAAATTATTCCTTTTCTGCGTCTAACGTATGGTTCATTTTTTTAGGGTTGTATTTCTTCCAAGCCTTCATCTTTGCTTCTTGCGCTGTTTTTGCAGTTACTACTACTGTTTCACTCCAGGTTTGTGCTATTGTTACTTTGTACTTTGCCATAATTTTAAAAGTTGCTAACAAGGGCTATAATTCATCCCTTGCTAATGTTAGTGTTTAATTTGATAGTTCGTTTTGTATAGGCACGAAATCATAGCCCAGAGCCGTTGTAGCACATTAAGTGCAGAAATCACCCCAAGATAAATCTTCGTATTTTTCAGCATCTATTTCTTCGGTTCTTTTTTGAATAGCATCTTTTACTTCTTTTATGAATTTTGTCTTGTCGGTATTCATCATTGCCCACCATAAGTAGGTTGCATCATATTCAAAAACTTCTTTTACAGTATCACCTTTAAATTTCCCAAAGGTTATTTTATCATTCCAATTTGTTATCATAATTATTTGTTTTAAAATTAACGTGCTACAACAATGTATATAAGCCATAGAAAAAAACGGCTCATATACTAACCGTTAGCGACAATATTCCTTCGCTATATATTTTAAACAAGCATCGCTGCATTTTTCTTCGTTGGGCATCCCCGAGACTTCCATTGTTTGATTGTACCTCATGCCTCTAATAGTCTTGTACGACTCGTATAATACACCATCCTCAATCCAAAAATGATCGTGGTTGTGTCGCTTCGGAAGAAAGTCGCTAACATTAAATAAATCATATTCAATGCTTTCTACCCCTTCCAATTTCTTGCCGTTTAATCTGATCTCAAATTCTCCTTCTGTGTACTTCATAAAACATTATTTATTTAGGCGTTAGCAAACATCAAGTATTCGCTTGGTGATTTGCTTCTGTATCTTCACACCCTCTAATATAGCCGTCATTAAATGCAGTTGCATTTTTTGACGATTTGCTAACATGAGCTATATTTAATTTTTTAACTTCCTGTTGTGCGTGCTCATCCATCACTCTTTCAATTTCGGTGAGCAGTGTTCCGTTAATTTTTTTCGTGCTTTCAATGTGGCTTAAATTGCCATCTATGATGGATATAGTCTCTATCAGTTCTCTTTTTGTCTTCATAATCTTTGTGGTTATTTAATCGTTAAAAATCTAAACATAGCCTAACTCATTGTGCATAATAGCTACACACCAGTATATTCAAATACGTGAAATACTAAAGAGCCACCGTGCAATTGGTACGTTCCTAAATAGTTTCTACTTACACCCATATCATAGTGTACATCGTGTCCAGTTCCAAACACTTCAATAAATCGCTTTTCCTTTGTTTCTGTTGGGTCAACTAAAGCCCATATACAAGGTATTTCGTTTTGTGTTTGCACGGTTAAAATTTCCGCATTAACAGGCATTTCAATTGTTTGATTGTCTGTTGTTTCTAATTCAAATTTCCAAATTGTTTTATTCATCTTTTTAAGTTTTTAGTTAATTAATCCGCTACTATGCACAACAATGTATAAACCACATTAAAACGATGGTTTATACTCACCGTTATAAACCATTAAAAGTAATGGTTGCACAATTTGCAAGTAGGTGGTAAAAAGCCCATACCATAGATACAGCAACTAATATACTACCTACTGAATAGTTTTCTTTTTTAGACAATGGATACACGGCTCTTACTGTAGCTAATCCAAATATTATTATCATTAGTTCATTCATTTCAAAAACGGTTTATAACATGGTATATCACCCATACCACATTGGTTGTTAATTCTTAGTTTTCTGCCTGTACAGGTGATATACAGGCGTTGTGCTTAATACGGCATTCTAATAAAGGTATGGGTGTAAAGTTTGCAAACTATCTTTTTTTACTTCTTCCCAAATTATTTGATTCTGCCAATCACAAGGCACAAAAACTTGTTTGCAGTATAATTTAATTCCTGTTTTTCTAAGTTCAGCTATTACATCTTCCATTTCTTCATCGCTCATATTGTTTGCACCTTTTATATTCTTACTTACAAAGTCAGCGACTTGCAAACTTTCGGATTGTTCGCACACATAACAACGGGTTTGTTTATCCGAGCAAGAAAAAAGTACTAAGCACAACAAAGTATAAAATGCATAGCGAGTAAGTGTTTTAATTGTGTTCATTTTGTATCTATTTAAGTTGTTTATAATTCAATGTTTCGCGCTGTTTAGGTCGCTACGACACCTTATACATAACGTTAGGTGTAATACTAAGCCTGTTCTAACTTAGTGCCCCACACATCATTAAATTGTTTTTGGGTTACTTCCTCAAATGCACTTTTAAAATCTTCTGTAACCTCTTTATGAGTGTAAACTTCGCTACAAGTATTTCCTTTCCATACCCATTTACCAAAACGTGCATTTTTGCCCATTACTTCACAAACTACATCGTGATTTTCCTTATGTCTATAATATTTTACCATATTTGTTTTATTTAATCCGTACTACACCTAACAATATATAACACACATTAAAACGATGTGTTATACTAAACGTTAGCAATCATTTATGATAGCATCCGTTTTTATCACATTTACCACCTTCATACCAATCTGATGGTGAACAAGGTTTGTCACAAGAACGCTTGCTAACATTATGTATGTCGTTATATTTTTTAACTACATTTTGTATTATCTCTGGCAGATCAGAGGCATCTATAACCTGTAGTTTATCCCCTGCTTGATTTTCATCATTATAAACCCACTGATTAAACTCTTCAAATACTATTTCCCCTATATCCATAATTCTATATTTAAACCGTTAAAAAATACACCGCATACACTTACCATTAGCTGCAATTTTTAAAAGTATCGCAACTTTCAGGTATTACAAATGCTGAGAAGTTCTCACCCCAACCTTCTTTTGGTTGGTTATATACAGCCTTCACTAGGCTACTGTTTGCAAACCCTAAAGGCACTACAAATTCACCTCCTTTATACCAAGCGTTTAACTCATCAGTATATTTACCGCTACATTTACCGCATTTGCAAAACCTTTCTTCATCTTGCATCAATCGAACTACATCTTGGCAGTTCTTACATAATATTAATTTCACATCAAATACTTTTAAAAACAGTTCACTTCGTCAGCTAACACAGTATATAAAAAACTACACTGCGTTTCGCATTTCATATACAAACCGTTGTATGCAATTATTGGCTAAGAAACTCCTGTAAGTAATCTTTAGCTGTTTTCCCATCATTTACATTTGAATGTTCCATCATATACCATCCAAACGCCAATAACTGTTCGCTTTGCAATACAACATCAGCTAAAACACCACTTCGCATTTCAATAATTTTGTCAGCTATGTATTCATACATTGTCTCATCAATCCCCATTAATCCCATGTCATTTACTACGACTTCCTCCTCCTCTAATAGTTTTATTATATCTCCCTTTTTCATAGTTATATTTGTTTTGCGGTGTTTAGCCATGTCATTATGAGTAAGCAGTTTGAGTATCTAGCTTTTACATCTTTGAAATACATATCCTCAGACATATAACTATTACCTAAATTATCCCTTGTCTGCATATCTCTACCTGCATTTATGAAGTGTGGGTGAGCTACAATAACTTGGCTTTTCAAAATCATTTACACAAGAGATTGGCAACTGTTCGCTTTGCAATACAACATTGTATAAAGCAAATGCTTCGTCAGCATCTTTGTATTTCCAATGCTCTTTCATTGATTCATTAAACCCATAAGGCATATTGCTGTAACTTCTGCCCATATTAAATACTTCTGTAAACTGTTCTTTTGTCATTATTATTTGTTTTAAATTATCCGCACTTGCTTTATACTATACGTTAGGCACAATTAAAAGCTAATCTGTGGTGATATAATTGTCGTTACTTTTCCACATTTAGGGCATACGTGTCTATATCCTTTACCTGTTGGTATATATAAATACATAGGTGGTTCGTGTTCTGGGTGTTTGCATTGTGGTATTTCATCTAAGTCAAAAAATCCGCTTTTATCAGCGCCTAACAATGCGTATAAATCATTGCTTACACTATTCCAACTATTTGTAAAATCTTTTTTGTTATTCATTTTATTGTAATTTTAGTTTATTGCTTCAACAAGCAACGCTTCATACGCTCAACGTTAGCAGCCATTAGACTTACGCTTTAGTTTTCTGCGTTTAATTTCATCTAAGATTGGTTGCTTTAGTTCTTTGTCTTTTATCTTTTGGCTTATGTTCTTTGCTCATAATTTTGTCTTTATCTTCAAGTTTTTTCTCCCCACCCTCCTGCGTGTAGAGCGCACGGAATGGACAGCGGTGTATTAGCCAGCCTTTCCACTCTATAAGTGGTTTTTCTCGTACATGACGAGCTATTTTATAGTATTCTTTGTCGTCTGGATTTGTTATCCATCGGTGTTCTATACAAGCTTCCTTTAAGCTTCCCCAAGCCTCTACTTGCTCACCGTTGATTAGCACTATTATTGATTGTCTTTGCATTTATATTTACACCCTGTTTTTAATGTTGCTATTTTAGTTCCTGATTCAAATTGTATTAAAAAATGGGTCTTATCTTCTTTTAAGACTTCGACCCTTTCCCCGCTGTAGTAAACTATTTTCATTAGGCTATCAATTCATTTTTGATAGCCTCATAATAAGAAGAATCCATATCGTATTCGCTTCTTACATTAAGTTCTCCATCTTCGATTCCTACTAAACTTACTCCGTAAGGCTTTAAAGCTGTTTGAAGATTTTCTGATAATGTTGTGATTAAGTTTGTCATGATGTTGTTTGTTTTAATTGTTATGTAAATATACAACTAATAATTACAATACCAACTATAAAATGTAATTATTTTAAAAATATTTACTTCTTTTCCCTCCCTAAGAAATAACCAAAAGATAACATTAAATAAAAATGCATTTAGCACGTGGGACAGGAATCGAACCTATCCAATCGGTTTTGGAGACCAATTCGCATGCCTTGGAACATTCCCACGCATTTTATTAGGACGTTAGCAACCACTCAATATACTCTTAATACTGAGCATGACTTGCAATGTGTTTTCCCCTCTACCAAGTCCTTTGATCCACAAAAGTCGCATTTGCTAACATGAGATATAGGCAAATTATCATCCTTAGAGCGGTGCTTTTTAAAAGCATAGAAGGCATCTTCAAGTCTCATACCATCTTCTTCATTCAGTTCATCCATTAGCTTTTTTAGCCATTGGTTTGTTTCGATGTATTCATTAAATTCATCCATAGTTTTATCTGTTTAAGTCGGCTGAAATCAGCCCATATCATTATCATTAGAGATCATTAAACTTAGCTTCTGCGTACTTGTCAGCACCCAACATGATAGTTTCGGTGTAGATTTCAATCGTTTCATTGTCAGTTGTCCTTTCGCAATTAAGTAAGTATGCTACCACTTCTTTTATCTGTTCTCTTATTACTTGCTCATGCTCTTGCAACGAATCGCTAACATCAGCTAAAACACCAGATTTTACCTTTTCTTTTAATGCTTTAGTGCGTGTAATCTCTACCAAAGCCTCTAAAAACTCTTTATTGTTATCTAGAAAATCATTATCAACTTCCCATCCGTGCTTTTCTTCTAATTCTTTAACTAATTCTCTCATCTTTTATGTGACTGTTATGTGACTGAATTGCTTGATTGTTTTGTTTGTGTTCCATTATCGTTGTTTTTTATGTGATTTTACCCAATTCTCACACAAATCAAGCATCCAGAGCAATCTATTCTACTGCTTATTCTCATTTTCCCGAGCAGCTAAAAACTTAGCCTTATACTGATTGTATTCCCGATCCTTATCCGACTCACTCTTTTTTACACCATCCTCTTTTTTAACCCGAATCTTATAAGCCTCATAATCTACTTTCTCTAAAAACTGTTTATCCACTTTGCTTTTCATGTGATTTTGATAACGTGCAGATGCCTTGCTCTCTAAGTGTAAAGACATCCACTCCCTAACCAAAATCATATTAAGACTATTTCGGCTATTCATCCCAAACCCATACATACCCCTACGGGCGTTCTTAAAGCACTCTCTTACATCTTCTATGCTGTCATGAGGGTAAGACTCCATGATGTCATTACAAAGCGTTACGAGCTGAATATTAGACATTGAAATATTAAGAGCCATCGCACACATCTCAACACTTAAACTTATCTCAGTTAAAACTGCAACATCTCCATGTTCTTTTTTTTGCAAAGAAATGTTTTTGCATTTAAGCAGATCAGCAGGTTTACAAATCTGTACGAGACATGAGGTAAGCTTGCTTTTCTTCTGTAAGTCTGTTGTGCCCGTTTTTTGTATTTCCATTGTTTTTTTCTTTTAATTCAAAAAATCCCTGCCATCCATTAGCTAAACTTTCATTTATGATTTCAACCGCTTTTTTTTCATCACCATCAGATATCTTGTTTAATTTAATTAAAGCGGCTTGTTCGCTTGTTGCTGTTTTGTACTTAAACTTATGCTCTTTTTGTTTGTAGTCCTTCCATGTACTCCAAGATTTTTTAAATTCAATTGAATCAAAAGGAAATACCACCCCCTCTGGTTCATTGTTAATTGGTTTAGTTGTTAATGGTTCATTGTTAATTGGTTTATCTATAGTACTATTGCTTTGCCCTATGCCTGACCCCATGCCTTCAAGTTGCTTTGCCCCATGCCTTATGAATGCTTTATCCAATGCTTTACCCTTTTTAGGTGTAGCGCTTTGTAAGCTTATTATGTTTGAAGAGTACTGATTCTTTGATTTTTCTATTAGCTCAAAGAACCCCCAATCTACCAAGTCATTAAAATATCTGGTATATGTTTGGTTTTTCTTTATGCCTATAGCATCCATTGTCATTTGTGAAGGAAAGCCGAATTTTTTCTTCCATCCCAATCTATTGCAATGCTCTATGGCAAAGAAATAAACAGCGTAATGATTAGGGCTAATCTTTTCAGGGTTGTCGAAAGCAAAATCAATAAAAGACCTCGATAGTTCATAGCTATTCATACCCCCTTCTTTTTTATTATAGCCCAGCAAATTCCGCAAAAATATTTCAAGCAGGCATTTTTGTCATAATAAATTTTTAAACATGCAGTCTCCATTGCTCCCGTAGTCTCTTCTATTCCAATCGTTCTTATAAACTTTTTTACAGTGTTTCTGAATTTATTAGAAAATATATAGTCTTCAAAAGCGTTTGAATAAACCATCTGTACGTTGTTTATTTCTGAATCCATTATTTTCAATTCCTTTTTAAGTACTTTTTTATAATCTAAGTATTGAATCTGAGCAATCTTTTTTCGTTCTATAGTTTCAATTAATGGTCTAGGGACATCATCTAATTCTATATTACTCTTCCCTCTATTGCAGTCAAAACATGCTGTAATTAAATTGTCTTTTGTAGTCTTACCTTTTTTTGAAACGGGTATTATATGGTCTATTTCTAAAGGAACATTAGGAGGTTTTGCCCCACAATATTGACATTCAAAGTTGTCTCTTTTAAAGACTTCAAACCTCATTCTTTTACTTGTTGGCTTTCTTTCTTCGCTCATAGTTTAATATATTGAATTTTTTATTCAAATTTTTTTACTTACCCACAGGGATAAGCTTAACCTTACCAATCATTTTTACGGGAATGTTACCCCTGTTTATTGCTTGGTAAACGGCTTGTACTGATATGCCTTTTTTGTGAGCGTATTGCTCGACTGTTTCGTATTCGTTTAATTCCATAAATCAAATGTAGTTGAAAATAATCAATATAACAACAAAATAACGTCTTTTTTATTCACCCTCTTTGACTTGATCTTTTTTGAATCAATGAGTCGATAGACTTCGAGCACTTTTATGTTGTGCAACGCAGCGTAATCTAATACGCTCATTTCGTTTTGCTTCTTTTTCGACATGGTTCAATTATTGAACTGTTTATTTTCGTTCATTTTGCCGTTTTTAATCAATAATATGCGTTTAATCCGCATTACTTAGGTTCAATTATTGAATGGCGGATAGCGATGTGTTAGGCTTCATTGCCTAGCAACTCTATTTCTTTTTGTTTACAAAATTCTCTATACTTCTTTCGGTCTGGTAGTCCGTGATTTACTATCTGCTTTCTATACCACTTAATTATCTTGGATAACAATTTAGCATCATGCAACGAAAGCCTAACACACGGTAAGGAATCAGATTCTTTGACTAGCTTTTGCTCTAACCATGACACATAGTCTATATCTGGTTCTCCCTGTGAGTTTGTCCAGTGGTCACCTGTCTGATCTTCAAATTGTTTCCTTAATTCTCTGTATTTTTCTAAGTCTGTAAATTCCATTGTTTTCTGTTTTTACCCGTCAAATAATCCGATTCTTACCTAATCGTTACCTACAATGCTTTTACTACATTGTTTTCGATAGCAAATATTATATCATCATAGGCATTATAAGTGCCACTTAAAAATTCACTGTGCATATTACTTTTGTGGTCATCTTCATCCATCATTTTTTGAGTTATATCGAGTTTTTCCTTTGCGTAATCAAGCACAGTAGGTAACACTGTATATAGTGCATTGTTTTCCGCTTCTTTATTTTCTTTACTCATAATTCAAAGTTTTAGTTTATTAATTTAATTCTGTGGTGCAACGCACCATATACTCAACGTTAGCCACAATTAGCCAACACACAATTCAAATTCAGTTTCTTTAGCTAAAAACGAGGCTTGTTTCCACCCATCCCAAAAGACAGAGTACCATCCATCTTTACGTTTTTCATTTATTGTTCCAGTTTGACCTTTTTTAGCAAGTTGAAATGCTGGGTGGTCGCCTGTAGCATCTTCTGTTATATCTGTTAAGAATTTAATTCTAGTCCCTTTTTCCATCGCTCTATAAAAGTGGCTAACACAAAACATAGTGAATAGCCGATTAAACATTTGTTTTCCATAGCCAAGTTTTAGGTGTCGGCTACTCACCATATTCAAAACGTTAGGCGTAATTCAAAACCTAACATCTTTATAATCGTTTATTATCTTTTTTACTTTCCCACAAGTGAAATGATTAACTACATATATAGTACCGTTACCCTTTACTTTTACCTCTCTTTTGCAGCCAATATCCCCACAATCACACAGACTACGCCTAACATCAAATAAATATAATAAATATTTCATATTTCCAATTTTTATTCAAGACGTTAGCAAACATTACTTGTAAATAGTTTCTTGTATTGCAGGTACTCCACTCCAATAACCAATATTTTTTAAATAATCTTTGTATTTAACATCTGTAACTTTACCACCATTGTAGGTAAATCTTATGTATTTTTCTTTTTTCATAATTAAAACGATTTGCTAACACAACCTATATACCATAAAGCGATTAAGGCAATTGCTAAGATTAAACATTGTGCTATGCTTTACGCTGCATAGCCAAACCGTTATGTGACAATTAAAAAAGCACATAACAATAAATAAAAAAGAATATGCAAGAAGTAGTTTCCTACTTGTGGTATGTTCTCAGGAACGTTTGCAACCGTCACCACTGTCTCCCAGACTTGCATACTCATTTTATTAAGGTCGTTATAAACAATTAAGGAAATATTCTCGCTGCTCTTTATTTTCTTTTAAGTAGTTAAGTGCAGCATTTAATAAAACTTCATCAAATCCATCAGTATCATTCATTATAGAATAAAACATATTTGATAACGCTATTATTTCTCCACTAGCTTTTACAAAAGATGATTTTCCTTTCTTTTTCTTAATATTTACTCTACCTCTTGCATAAAATACACAATTCTCATCGTCTTCAGGAAATGATTTTAATACGTTCATCACATCCAAGTCATAATTTTGTAACATAGTTTTTATATTTATCTGTTTTTAAAAGTTTATAACACGACCTATAAGTCATGGCGAAGAGCCACGCCTCATAGCTAGGCGTTGTATGCAATTAAAAAAGACATACAACATTGTATAACAGTAATAAATAATACTACTGCTGTGTAATTAGTATAGCTATTTTCATAACTATGCTATCAATTAAGTCAAATATTACCATAGTAGTTATTCCTATTGCATACCCTACTACAAACGTGTTCCAATTATTTTTTATCCAGTTTTTCATATTCCGTATTATTTTCTACTGTTATACTTAGCGTTACCCACCATTAAGTGAGTGGTCTTTAAATTGTTTTATTCCTATTACCAAAGCCCCCATAGTAGTTAATGCGCTTCCAAATCCTTTTTTGTCTATGTAGCACATATATTGCCAGTCAGCTTCTCTGATTATCTGAACATCGTGTTCCATTTGGAAGCTAATAATTTCATCCAAATCAAACAGTTTATTAGTCAGTTCATTCTCTTCTTTAAAGTAATCTATTTCCATAATTATTTGTTCTTTTTAGTTTTTCCTCCATCGTTTCGATCAACTGCATAAACTTAAACTTATCAAAATGCTGTGGAAAATCCCGCACAAAACGCCTCGCATAATAGGGCGTGTGATTGTTGCAAATCTTGTAGTCTTGACCGTTAGTTCGGATAGACGACTCGTATCTTATCAGCTCAATTATATGCTTGCTACCTATTCGCTTCTTCCCTGCTGCTATAAGGGCTAGTGCTATCTTTTTATACAACGCATACACCTTGGGGTTTTCCCTGTGGAATGCTTCGAATTTTGTTTGTTTCGAGTTGTCTATTACTTCCATGATTTAGTTAATTATTTACAACTGTATAAAGATTGCTATCCATCAATGTGAACTCTAATATTTCCCCTTTAAAATCACTTGGGTACGTTTGTGTTATCGTTTTCACAAAATGGAAGCCCACAATAGAATCATACCAGTCATTAGCAAAAACTAAAATATATTCACCAACTCCGTCAATGTGGATAGAATCGTTCTCGTATATTTCAATCCCGTTTTTATCAAATATCCCAGTGTTTATCTCCGTACCGTTTCTAAGCTTTAGGTCTTTCATAGTTTTTGTTTTTAAGAGTTCTTTTGAATGTAAGTGCATATGAGTGAGGCTACTAATAGCCCCACTACAAATCCACCTAGCCACGTGATGATGAATAACATGGCTAGAACGGTAAGTCATCGTCTTCCTCGTCTGCTGTAGCAGGAGACTGCGATTGATTAGCCACGTCACCCGACACCTTCCAAGCCTGTAACGTGTTAAAGAACCTCACCCCTCCTTTTGGGTCATCCCACTTGCGCCCTTTTAAGTTGAATTGTACGGTTAGCTCAGTGCCTAAGTCAAACTTGTCAATCAGTCCGCACTTGTCCTGTATTAGCTCCATGCTTATAAACTCAGGGTACTCGGAGTTTTCAACGACCTCTAAAACGAACTCTTGCTTTTTGAATGAATCCGTTATTATCTTGATTTGATTTTTGTAATATAATGTTCCTTTTACTTCCATTGTTAATTATTTCTTAGGTTAAATTCTCTTTCTTTTAATTTTTTATAAGATTTTGTGGATTCTTTCTTTAAAGATTTCCATACTTCATCATCGCTATAGTCATAGTTCTCAACATCCACGCCTTTGATTACAATCTGTTTTCTTAGATGTCTAGGTATTAAGACATAAACATCTTCTTCGATCTCGCATGTTATAATCTGCATTAGTCTTTGTATAAAGCGTTCTCAACTTCTTTAGATATTGTGTATTTCTGTTTGGGTCGCTCAATGTCACCGCCTCCCTTTAGAAAGTCTTTCACTTTACTAAATGCCATTGTGTTTAGGTGAAGTTCTTCTTTTTGTGGCTTAGGGATTGCCTTATTTCCGTCATCATCTTCTGCCTGTAAAGACAATAAACTTTGCAAGGTGTATCTTCTGTAATATGTGATTTCACTGCCTAGTTTTTGTGGGTCTTTTTGATCACTTAATTCTATTTTACTCTCAAGAACCTTGAGAGTTGAAGTGTCCACAATTTGCGTACACACATAACCCTCTATTATAGGTTGTAACACGATTAGACCAGCGTCTATTAGTGGTTGTTCCACAACACTTAAAAGAGTGTTGATATCAAAATATTTTGATTTAAAGAATGGATTAGTATTATTCTTTTCAATAGCTCCAATTTTTTCTTTTGCCTCAATAATTTTTTGGTATATGTTTTTAGATTCCATAGTTAAAATGATTCGTTTACAATTATATATCTGTCTTCCAATTTCTTGATCTTCTCTTTTGAGTTTTCAATCTCACGGTCTAAGTCTTCGGCTGTTTCTATTTTTAGAAAAAAACACGGATTGGGAACAAATGCCAATGCGGATTTTTCATAGTCTTCCAAAAGGAGTTCTTCAGAGTCTATTGCTCCTAATATCTCTAAAGCCAATTTGTGCTTAACTATTCTTTCTTCTGTCGTCATCATAACCAAAATGTTATTTCTTGAATGTTATCATAATTCTCTCGTAAAAAAGACTCTACGTCTTGCTCCCACTCTGGTTTAAAGTGACTCCAATCACACTCCACCACATTGATTACAATGTCTTCCGTGATCGTGTCGATTACCTCTATTTCAAATGGTATTACCTGTGTCTCTGCGGTATTTATCCACACTGGTATCCGCTCGGTTACTTTCCTAGTCGTGACATCATCTTCCTCATATGGAGGCTTTTTTCCACTTGCTCCCATTATTTTGTCTTCGTTATTTTCCATTGTCTTGCTGTTTAATATTTACCTCAATCAAAGAGTCTAAAGCCTTCGATATCTTCGACAACGTGCCAAGAGTCACATTACCTTTCCCGTTCTCTATTTTTTGAATGGTTAAAATGCTTACGTTAGAAATATTCGACAACTCTCGCTGTGTTATCCCCTCATCCGTTCGCCTCATTTTAAAATCTCTACCTAATTTTTCTAATGATTTCATATGTTATCTGTTTAAAAATTCATGGTCTACATGGGCTTTTATTCTGTTGCACTGCCCTGCAATTATGTCTTGAGAGCTTTTTCTTGACAGGTCAAAAGCCTCCCATTTATGAACTTCTTCTCCTGTTCTGTTGTCAATTAGTATGAATCCTTTTAAATCCATTACGAACTGCCCAAATGGGCTTAGCGGTGTTTTGTTATTAATTCCGTTTACCATAATTTTATTTTTTAGTTTATACAGTTATAAGTAAGGCGTAAGGGCAATCGAACTTGAATCCATCTACATTTTTTATTACTGCTTTTTTTGGGTTCAGCTTAACAATTTCAAAAATATCTCCTTCTGTTTTTTTACTTTTAACAGTAACTACGTCCCCTACAGACAAAGCTCTCTTTACATTACTCCCTACCCCATCTCTTCTATTTTTTATAATAGAAACAATCATTGAGTTAAGAGTTCTTAACTCTTCTAAGGAAAGCTTATTTAAGCTATCATAGTTTTTTTTGGTTTTAAAAATCTCAATAAATTCATCTGCTTTCATTTCAGATCGCACCATTGCTTTTAGTTCGTTCATAATTTTGTTTTTTTTAGTTTATCAAATGTATATTAAATTATGTTAATAACAAACTATAATTACTAATTTAATTACTATAATTAGTATTAGGCATAAAAAAACCCCTCACGAACGAACGCAAGGGGCAAAACTCAACTACGAAAAAAAACTATTTACTTAATCATGAATCACGTCTCTCATCTTTTAGCCTAGATAAAAGGTCTTGGTAATTTTCTTCAATTCTAGCCTTTTCTTGTGGGCTAACTTTTGCGACATTATTTAACCTTTTAGTAAATTCTGCTGCATCCTTACCTTTTAATATTGGTGTTTCTTTTATAGGTTTTGCCATAGCTGTTAATTATTCTCCAAATATAGCACCTTTTATTGGTAACTTTATTCACGCACTCAAAACGAATATATATAATAATAGCCCCTAAGGACGATGCATTTATAATACATTTATGGCGGATGTCTCACCCCCACGTTAACCTAGGATTTACCTATCTTTTTAACCTTCTCAATACCTCTACTACCAAAGAATGAAACTATTACTATTCCTAATATGGTTTCAAACATTTTTATCCAAATCTCACGAACCTCAAACTGAATGTCCATGCTATCCATAAATATAAGAATAAAAAACACAGAAACCATAGATAAAAGGGTTATTGGTCTAGCTGTTTTAGCAAGCTTGTTGTCGCTTTCATTGTCTGACTGCCAACGCTTAGTAATCTCTCTCATCTCTACCATGTCCATTTCAAGCAACTCTAATGCTTGCTGCTTGTTGTCATCGCTGATATCTTTTGATGTCCTTATACTGTCTGCAAGTGTCCCTAGTTGAGTTATCCCCGTTGCTGATCCGACAATACTTAACACGGTTTTTGCTAATGGTGAGCCAATAGAGGAAAGGAACTGCCCAACTCTAGTTTTATGATGTTTGTCTTTATAGTCACCCATTGATTTTATTTGATTGTGATAAAATAAAGTCGTGTAGCTCTTTAGACAGAGCCTTTATATCGGCTTTGATTTCTCCAAATTGCTCAGTAACTACGCTATCCTTGCTTGAATTTACTGCAATGTCTTTTTCTAAGCCTATTATTTTATTGATGATCCACGCTGTACTGGCAACCAGTAAAGGGACTACATAACTTAATAACTCGCTTACTTGTATTGTTCCCATGATGCGTGGGCTATTATCAGCCCTTTAAATATAATGAAAAAATGTGACAGCCCAATCATGCCCAACATAGGCAATTCAAACCACGTTCTATTGTATGATAAAAGATATTCAACTACTAGAAATACCTCCATGCATATAAACAAAAAGGCATAACCCTTGTATTTATCGCCAATTAAGTGGTAAATGCAATAATAAAACAAACATAAGCCTATCCTGTTGCCTAACAACCACACGTAACTACGCAATGGTAGTTGAAGAGATTCGTTAAAAACGAACGGACTTACATAATTAGGTGACCCAATACTGTACGGTATCATTAAAAACAATACCGCAAGTATTTGAATCACTAATAGTATTTTAATTACCCTCATGCCTTGCTTGGAGGCGGTGTCTCGGCTGGTGGATTCGGATTCCCATCATCTTCACCGCCACCGTTACTTTTTACTCCTTTTAATAATTTCATCTTGCTTCTTTTTTAGGTTAAATAATTCATTTTTAATTTCTATCAATTCTATTTCTTCTTTAGCCTGATTCTCTACTATTCTCTTTACTCTATTAGCTCTTTTCCTAGCCGTGTAGTATGTCAAGAGCGATGGAACGATTAGCAACAACGCCAACTTAAATATAACTACGGCTAATATAGGAACATCACAGGTCATTCTATAAAAGTATAGTTATTATGGCAATTATACAATTATAACGGCCACGTTATAATGTTACTCATAAATCTTCTTGTACGTAATAGTCACTGGTTCATTCGCACTAATAGCATTGGCTATCTCTGGATAGATTTCTAAGTACTTTTCCGTGCTCCTAACAATGCTGTCATTATTAGCTCCTAACGATCTAGCAACAAGTAAGCACCCTGCTGTGTCATCATCAGTATTACCAATATGAATTAAGATGTACTTAAAATTCGGCACATCTAGCACGTGAAGCATTCCTTTGTGAATGTCAGGGTAATTATTTCCGTACCTAGCATGATGCCTCCCCTCGGTTCTTAGACCTATCTTATAAGTCCCTTCTGGTATTCTAGTTTCCCCCCAAAGCTTCACCGTTCGTTCTTCGTCTTCGAGCGTGTGACCTCTGAACTTGCCGTTAATCATTAACAGCCCTAAAGTCTCGTTGCCCGTGTCGTTGTATCTTAACACTTCTATTTTCATGATTCTTTGTTTAATTCTTCGAGTATCTCAATAGCCCCAGAGCATTTAATGAATAGCTTTTTTGCCTGCTCTTGTTGCGCCTTTAGATTCTTTATCCTTTGGTCGATTGTTAGTTTTTCTTGTTTTTCTTCTTTTACTGGTTTCATGTTATTGGGATTTATTGCGTTATGTCGATTTCTACTATTGCATCTTGTGCCTTTTGTTTGTGAAATGCTCTAGCTCTATCTGCTAGAAACTTAAATGCGTTTTGTTTTGCGTATTGAGCCCGTGTTACTCCATCAAGCTCTTCATTAGCCACTCTTTTATCATAATCTAGCTCAAAAGCCTCAATGAATAGAGGTAGTTTTGCGTTGGGTATTGTAAATGTTACTTCTGCCATTGTTTTATTTGTTTTATTACATTTCTATTATTCTGTACTCGAGATGTATATCTACATCTCCATCGCCTGCTGTTGGGTCTGATGTTGTTGTTGTTATGCTTAAAGCTGAATTATCCAAAGATGAGGTAGAAGCAAAATCTAACCCTGTAGATACATTAAAAGAGTCCGCACTTGCTGAAATATCAATTGATCCAGCAAACCCACTAGACCCTAGAGTGAATGTTAGGTCTGTATCTGTCGCATAGGCTATAGTCCCATAATTATAATTAGAGGAAAACGAAACGATTACGATCCTTTTGCCAGCACCAGGGGCTGCTATTAATGTTATTGGGGTGGTGTTTATTGCTAGTAATTGCGCAGAGGAAACAGTAACCCTAGATATTCTTGTTCCTAGATCAACTTCATTTGTGCCATCGCTGCCTCTATAAACTTTATCAGTATCATTATACCAAATCTCCCCTTCTAGCGGAGTAGCTACATCTCCTGTAGTTAGCCCTAGAGCTATTCTATCAGTTACGTTTAGCTTTCCATTTGGTATGGTGACGTTATCAGCATTGTCTATAGTAAATGCTGCGGCACTGGTAAAATTTAAAGCAGGGATTCCTTGTTCGATTGTAAAGACATTACCTGTGTCATCTGATCCAATAGTCCAACCGTCTGCAAGACCACTATCAGGTGTGAATTGAATAAACACATCCCCAGCTCCAATTGTTTTTGCTTCAAAGAACCTTGAGATAACTCTTGCAGTTCCGCCTGTAATACTTAAATCACCGTTTGGAATAGTTACGTTTTGAGAAGCATCAAATGTTATTGTATCAACACCTGCAACTTGAAGTGCTGATGTTGAAGATAGATTGATGTCTATGCCAGTATCAATAGTTAGTTCCGAGGAGATTGTTAAAGCTGAGATGTTTTGAAATGTTAAAGCATTACTCCCCCCATCAATTACAGTAGCCCCTGTAAGTGTGCTTGTCCCTGTCAACGCCCACCTGTCAGCAAGAGCAGCGTCAATCTGTGCATGTGTATTCGTGCCTATGTCAGCTAAATCTAAGTGACTTGTTACACCTGATGAATTAAAAGGTGTGATAAATGCACTTTGTATTTCTGTAAATGTAGCATCATTTTTTTGTATAATAATTTTACCTACTAGTATTCCATGAAATCCTGTTGATGCAGGTAATGAAGACGGAGGTAATGCGTCTTGTGCATCACTTAGTTTGGTGTAATCCCCAGTGCCAAAAACAACTGTTAGCCCTCCATCTGTTTCACCATAGACAAAATGAACACCATATCTGCCATTACCTAATGTAGCTAATGTTCCACTTCCATCATCATACTGTGTATTATTTATTTGAGTCTGCGCTAATTGAGCAGTCCATCCTCCTACTCCATCTTGATAGTAGTAAGTGAATGTGTCCGCTACCGATGTGTCTTTTGCTGGTGAATTAAATCGGTTTAGTTTTCTCCAAAAAACACCTGCTGATATAGCAAAGTTTCTTGTTCCTTTTTCACTTAACGCAGCACCAGACACATGAGTAAATCCCTCAATTTCCTCAAGTCTATTCAATGTATTTGTCACGAATGATTCTAAGAAAGTTGCATGAGTTGTGTCTATGTGCGATACAGTTCCTTCTCTATATGCAGAACCTAAGAATACGTTTGTTTTGTCGTCTGCTCTTTCTGATGTATCAACTACAACTTGTGGAGTTCCTGCGTTGTATTCGACATATATATAATTCTCTGTTAGGTCTGTTAAAGCAAGTGAGGTAGTTGCAACGATGTCATATAAAGCACCTTCTGCGTTTGGAAGATTTGCGTTCCTTAAGCCAACGGAAAAAGCACTTATGTCAATAGTTCCATCTCCATTATCTGTAAATGTTGGTGCAGCACTAATTATCCCAGCCCCTCCTATTGTTGCCGTGTACTCGACAAAATCCGAATCAAGCCTAACCCATAGTAAGTCTCCATCTATTTCTGTGAAATGGTCTAAGTCTGATATTTGGCTTTCGGTTAGTGTTAACGCAGCTTGATGTTGTGTTACTGATGACTGCGTAATATTAACATCAGGCACATTAACCCATGTTACTGAGGCAGATAAATCATTTGTCTCTGTGTATGTGAATGAATCTATAAGCCCTTTTAAAACTACTCCTTGCTGTGCCGACAGAGGTGCTGTTATACCTCCCGTAGTCAAATCATTTACCACATCGGTATCCTCTAGCTTGCTTCCATTTAAGTTAGCGAAATTGCTGTTTATTGCCCCTCTTGACACTAACCCTGTGTCACCGTTATTTATTACCGTTATTGTTGCCATAATTAATCAATCCAAATTTCACCGTCAATCCATATTCCTAAGTCATCCCAAATGCCAGTCTCTAAAATCCAACCAGTTAACACCGCCTCGCTTGTTTTTGTCGCAAAAATATTATCATTTGACAAAAATATATCTACTAAGATATCACTTTTTCTAGGTACTTCTATTGTTACCCCTTGCAAATCCTCATCAAGGGATGAATAATTTTGTATTATATCCTCTAACCCTTGGAGTTTTCCAGTTAATTGTGTCGCTAGATCATAAATAGACTGCCCCTCTCCTATCTTATAGGATAAATCAGGCTTATCTACATTCGGCTGTTCTGGTTCTACGTAATCAACAAATTCAATAGGCTCATATGTTATTGATGCAATTACGTCACTATCTATCGAGTCAAGACTTGGTATAATCCCCGTTAACCCATTAATGTTACCGTACAGCCTTATCGCTAAGTCGTAAATATTCTCTTCGCTATATGGTGTACTATTTAAGCTCAAAAGAGACTTTATTTACTTTTATCGTGCTTGGGTAGTCGCTCATATCTACGTCTGGGTCGGGAAAAACATCACTAATCAATTGATCTATAATCATTCTCTCGATCTCCTGTATGTTCTTAGAGCCATTTAGCTGTAAAGTAATGCCTACACCGAAGTTTGGGAACTCTTTAAACTCCCCTTTATTGGCGTTGACTATGTACTTGATTATATTATTGGCGTTATCGCCTTGCTTAAAGTCTCCGTCAACTTCCTGTAATCCGTTTTCGTCTAGTATTATATCAAAGGTCTCCATGTGTTATCGTTGTGTTTTCTAAATCACCTACTACCGTATTCGTTAGGCTCGATCCTGACCATGTGGCTGCTGCTGTTTTTAATGCTAAACCTCCATCGTTAGGCACGGCAACCCACGAAGTAAAAGCCGTTTTAAGACTGTTTATATCGTTTTCTAGGTTGTTTAGCTTCGTTACTATGTCGTTTATATTTATTAGCCCACCATTTGCCCCGTCACCGTATTGAATAGAGTCTATTTGACTGTATAACGAGACAAACCCCTCAACCTCATTAATCATGCACACGCCTACAATAGAGTCTACTGAGGGCGTTATAAATACACCGTCTCCGCTGTTGGCTATTAGCCTCACATCAAAGATAGTCATTTCATCATTTATAGTCTCGACCTCACACGTCTTTTCGGTATCATCAACGCTAATTACTTTGGCAAAAAGGTTTTCAAAGGCATTGTCCTCCGTTTTTACTAGTTCCCGTATGGCTTCTCTGATCGTTGTCATGTCAAAATTTATTTTTCGTTACCTATTTACCTACTATAACGTGGTAAGTGTCTGGTTTTCAGATACCTACAAAATGAGGTTTTTTAAATACTTTCATAGGTGTTTTTTTATAGAACTTTTTCATTATCTTTACCCTTGTCATTTCTAAAGACATTAGGGCTTTCATCTGAATTTTTCATTTGATTGCCCTTTTTAATTGTCATACTTTTATGTCTAATTCAATAGTTTGACGACCACCGCCAACACCCGAAGAGCTAACCACCTTTTTCACTAAGTAAATACCCGTTGCGTCTGGTCGTTTTTCGCTAATCAACTTAATAGCATCACCATGTTTCACTATCGGGTTAATGAACGTGGTAAACGACCCCGTAAAGCCTGTGAATTTAAGCTTTTCGACTCGCTCATTTGCGTAATTTTGCAAGTCTTCTACCGATACATCATAGAAGTATTGCGCTCTCTCTCCCCCGTCCTCATCGCCTGCGGTTACCTCTTCTCTCGTGTTGTCTGGATAGATAGATATTGCTTTTACTTTTATCTTCTGATCATCGCTCCTTTGATAGCTCAAATTGCCGTCATCAATAACGAATTTCTCCATGTCGATGTTTATGATTTTGAGTTGGTCAATATCTCTCAATTCATATGCTAATCCAGCGTTCAAAACACCGTCACGGATGTATGAGGTAACGCCATAGTTCTTTTTCAAGTGCTCTAATACTTCCGCTACAGTTGCCGATTTAATCGCATATTTGCCTATCGTAAATTCTTGATTGACCTTTATCGGCACGGTATCACCTACAATATCTGTTAATAACTGAGTAAGTGTAAGGTCTTTTTTTGAATATTTTGAAACGGTTTTTTGCTTCAAAAGATACATGGCGTCTTGAAATTCAAAAGTAAGGGGGTTGTTCGGGATTATCTTACTCAAATAACCCCTAAACCTAACTGCCACCTGACCATCGTACCCAACAACAAATTCGGCAGCATCCCCCCTTTTGAATAGTGGATTGTCTCCACTTATAACGTTTTCAAGCACCTCACCATCTTTCACAAATCGCAGTTTTCTTGGAATTGTAAGCGTTGCGGTGTCGGTGAAATCTTCCCAAGATGATTCTACCTCAAGATCACTTAAATAGTCAAAGGACTGTCCCCCTATCGTTATTTCATTGACTAGCTTAAGCATTTACCCGAATTTCAATTGGTGTTTCGCTCAGTAAACTCAACGAAAAAGGGATTGAATTATGAGTGCCACCCTCTTCAGCTATAGACCAATCATCAACAACCACCGTAGTAATGTTGAAGTGGTTTAAGAATGCGCTAGATACCGTTATCTCTCTCTCTAGTTCGCATATACGTCTAAGTTCACGGACTTTTGATACTGGAAAAAAGTTACCAAAATTAGCGACTAAAAAACCGTTTATATTGATCTCATAATCGCCCCTATTGATGTACTCTTTTATAGTGCCATTACGACCTGCTATGTCTGTAGTTACAATGTTTTTGTCGTTAGACACGGATATTAACACCTCGTTGATTGTAAGCCCTTCTATAATTAGATTGGATAGTACAATAGTGCCTAAGTTCGATACTCCTACGGGGATTCTGCTCATGAGTTTACGATCGCCACATCATTTAAAGCTGTCAATAGTGCACGCTTAACCATGTCGGTCATTTGTTGTGTGCTTTTCTCCATTTTTTGACTATTGAAATTGATCGTTTTAATGACATTATCAATGTTCAAAGTCACATTCTTCGGGCTGCTTCCAGATATTGCGCTAGAAACCCCTTTACGGCTCTTAGCCTTTGCTTTTGCAGTTGTTTTTGATGGCGTTATCCCCCCACTTGCGGCAGCCGCTGCCATGGCGGATGTGTTCGCTGGGTCTTCTGCTTGTGTTTTTGCGATAAGCTTCTCAAAGGCTGCTCTTTTCTCCTTATCTATTACCTTTTGTCGACCCCTCTCGAATGCACCGCCTACCTTTCCAGCGTTTTCAGCTACATTTCTTAGTATTGACGGTATTTTAGCAAAATTACCAGTGTATATGGCTAGTAATAGATTGCCAACACTACTAAGCACGGGTAGCAACGCCTCCCCCATCTCTCCAAGACCTCCAAAGAACGCCCTCATAGGCTGTGAATGCCTGTATAACGCAATGAATCCAGCGGTTAAAGCCGCAACTGCAACCACAATCAACCCTACTGGATTAGCCAACATTGCAACGGTCAGCGCACTAACCGCAGCGGTAAGACCTCCTGTAGCTATAAACGCAACCCCTGAAGCGATGGCATAAGCTGCGAAACCAGCCGTTACGATTCCAAGTGTAATACCTATTGTTTTTAAAACCTCTTCATTATCAACTATCGCCAAAGTGAAATCGGCAAATGCTCCCAACGCAGGAAGTAACGCCTCCCCAATGGCAATGCCTATGCCTTGAAGTTTACCTATAATTGTGGATAGCTTACCGCCTACAGTTTGGCTCTGCTTCTCCATTAGATTGAAGAACATTCCGCCCTCACTTGTTAGATTAGTGAAAGCCTGTTCTAAGTGGCTAAACTTCAAAGCCCCTGTAGACGCCATTTTCTTGACTTCGCCCTCGGTAACGCCCAAAGACTTAGCAAATTCGCCCATAATAGGTACGCCTGCCTCGACTAGCTGGTTGATGTCTTCTGCCATCAACGTTCCTGCGATCTTAGCCTTACCGTATATTACAGAAAGCTCATTAAAATCCTTACCAGTACCAGCGGATATGTCACCGATCTTTTTAAGAGATGGAATTAGTGCATCTTGTGCCACTCCAAAGGCTAAAAGAACCTTACCTGACTTGATTACTTGTGCGTTGTCAAATGGTGTTACATTAGAGAATCTATTTAGGTCTGATATTGCTTTGTCTGCCTTTTCAGCACTCCCTAAGAATGTGGTAAATGAAACCCTCGTTTGCTCCATTTCCACGCCTAGATTAACGATGTTTTTCACCAGCAATCCAGCTCCTACCGCAATGCCTAAGCCTACTATTTGCTTGCCTAAAGCTGCAAAACCGCTAGATGTTCGTTTTGTCGCTCCTGCTACGTTGTTTTCAAACCTGTCAACCCCTTTGTCGATCTTTCCAAGACCTTTACTAAAGGTGTCTTTTAGCTTTATCTCGTATGTTGCTTTCTGGTCAGCCAATGTTTACTTTTTTAGTCGTTAATTCACCCTTAAAGTCCAAGACAAATAGTAATCTATTCCATAGAATAGCCAGCCTTTCCGCTGTGTCTGGTTCTTCGTTAAAATAAAAATGGACTAAGGCGGTAATCTGCTCTAGTCCATTTTCTCCATCAATATCATCTAAAACTATCTTATCATCTTTTCTAGTGCATTTAATCCTATACTCTTCTATTTTTTTTTAAGAGTAGCAGGAATAGGAGAGATCAACTTAGCTATCCCACTTTCTAAGCTAGATATCACAACAAAATTGTCACTCATTAAATGCTCTAAAACACGTGATTTAGACTTTTCGTCCGCACACTCTGAGACAATTATCTGCATAGACTTTTCAGGGTTGTCAATGAAGCTTGCTTTTGCCGCCTTATAAATCGAATAAGGAATTTCTTTTAGCGTTAAAACCTCTTCTTTGCCCTCCCTGTCTACTTGATAAGCTATGTCATAAATATACTCTGTATTGGTTTTTTGGGTACTCTTTTGGTCAGTCATTTGTTTAAAAATTATACGTTATATAAAATATTTGCTATGCTCAATTCTAGCGTTACATATGTGTTTGTGTCGCCCTGAGATGTTGAGATATCCCCCCCTTTGAATCTACACAATGTCAATCTATCTCGTCTAAAATCCTGACCTTCTGGCGCATAATTCACACCGATTGGAAAGTCTGGAATATTCTGAATCCTGCCATCAACAGCCAAAGCCGTGATTTTATTGAACTCCTTCAAAGAAATCGTTATGCTACCCGCTGGCTCTACGTTGCCAAAGCTTCTACTTACTGGTAGGTTGCCCGTACCGTAATTAAACTCAATTGCCTGTGGGTCGCTATAGCTGATCTCAGTTACTTCTATAATTGGCATCCCCAACACATTCAGAACAATGTCTGCGTGTGTGTAGGCTGTGCCGTTGATTAATGCTTGTCCTGTTACTGCCATGTTAAATTACGTCTGTTAGTCCTATATTGACCGTGATAAATTCAGCTATTGGAGTAGGTTGTACTTTCACTGTCACCACTAAAGTGCTAGTTGATTGTACGTTCTGCGATGGATCAATCAAGCAATCTACTGCACTAGCCTCACCGTCCGAAACCATTCCCTCCAAGGCTTGCAATACAACGTCTCTGAAATACTCCACAGTGTCATCTGATAGTGTTCCATCTGCCTTAACTACCACGCCACTCAATAGCTTCGGAGTCAAAGCCGAATCCGTGAGCCTTGTAGCTTTGTCAATAGTTCTGCTAAATTCAACCCACGCAAAATCACTTGTAGAAACAACTGAGGCAGGCGTTCTGTCGTAGTACGTCCCTGCTAGTTTCGGTGCTCTTTTAATAGCTATCTGATAGCCATCATCTTTAAGTGCGCCCAACGCTGAATTAGACAAAGCACTCACTAGATCACCATTCGCCAAAGCAATAGTCTCTAATTCCGTACCGTCCGAGGCGTTGAAGTTCTCGGGGTTACCGATTGATTCATTTACCGCAGCTTTAGATAAAAATCCTAAAGTATGCCCTAATGTAGTTATTGAATAGCTCTTACCCGTGTACAACGCTAGTCCAGCCGCCCCACCATCTTGCGAAGCAATAGGCGTTACGTGTCTTGCGTTCAATGTTCTAGCGTCTCCTACTGTTGTCCAGCCTGTTACTGCTGTTAATGCGCTCATATCGCCTGCATATAGTACGCTCAATGGCATTCCAGCAGCGACCAATATATCAACAACACCTTGAATCTTTGTTAATTCAGAAATGTTGTATGTGTATGAATTGGTAAACACTCCAAGTTGACGAATTTCACCAGCCGTTGCCCGTTGCATCGTGTCGATCTCCGTGTAAGCATAGTCGCCTATTAGTCCAGTGCCCGGGACTGCGTAAAAGCCTAACCATAATTCACCGTCTGGATTAGCTCTGAAGAACTCGCTGATATGATACCATTCAACGGAATGAGCGACACTACCCTCCGCAATTCCTAAAGCCTCCGCACCCGAAAGGCTGTACACTTTCTGTTCTCTTGTTGATACGGTAAACCCACTAGGTAAAGTGTCATTATAGAATAAAAGACCACTGATTTTATCAGTGTTCGCTGGTCTTCGTCCTAGCCCTCCACTACCAACGTTGATTGTTACCGTGCTTAATCCTGCCATTACGCTGCGTCAACTATTTTATTCCACGCTGCTGTATTAGCAGCGAAATCTGTGCCGTTCCACACCAAATCAAGCGTGTCTCTGTCGTTTGCCACGCCTGTCAATACCGCTCCTACGATAGTGTCTCCTGCTGATCCGAAAGTGATATTTCGTCCAGTTGCTCCTTGCAACACATCAAATCTAACTAAAGAGCCTACATTCAACCCATCGCCAGCCGTTAAGCTTAATCCTGTTATTGCTTGGCTAATAGTGCCAGCCGACACGATAGTAAAAGCATCTTCTATTGTAATTGTACTTGTTGCCGCATCGGTAATTGTTACCTGCTTTGCATCCCCGAAAGGAAATTTTACATTGCTCATTTTTTTACTGGTTTAACAGTGAATAATTCTAATTTATTTCGGATAGCGTGTCTTCTCGCTAGTCCCTCATTGCTTTTAAAAAAGACACTTTTATCAGACGCTACATACATCACGTTATAATTAGATGTCTCTTTGTCATCTTTAGGTATGAATGAAGAGGCTAACTTAGTAGCCTCTTCAATACCAAATGATTTAAGATTCTGTACGACCTTATTTTCTGCCTCCATTTCGGCTTTTATTTCAGCCTCAATGATTAGCTCCTCTTCCTTCTCTGAGATTTTGCTTGACCTTCCCATTTATCAAACGGTATCTTCAAACAATAAATAGATCCCTTTGTTATCATTTCTTGTTGGGGATGCTCCAAATCTACATCTAGCGTTCATGATGCCACCTAAATACTCAGGCTTATTGTCATCTACTAAAACTTGAATACCCGACTTAGCTCTACGAACATATTCAGCACCGTAGAAAATAGCTGCGTCTTGATCCGTAGCGGCTGCGGCTGCTCCTTGTGCTTTCAATACGTCTGAGTTATCGGTGACCGTTACTGAACTTCTCACGTAAAAATCAAACCCGAAAGCTCTTGAAATCACTCCCTCTGGAATGTTTGATCTTCCGTATTTCTCACCGTCCACAAATTCAGATATCTTCAATAGATCAGAATACTGAGCTGGCGTAATGATTGCAATCCCTTGAACACCATTAGAAGAAAGTCCACCAGTGATATCATCAGTGAAAAACTTTTGCCTCATTGTGATAATGTCGTTTTTAGCAATCCCCTTTCTGTTACCAGTTTGCGATGCTCCTTCTGCTGCTCTTGTCGTTCCTGTAGTAGGTGTATAATTAGCTGCTCCACCTGCCCAAGTGTAAAGAGCCGTTTCGCCTACCGTCTTCATAATCTTCTTAGCTTGCTGATCAAGTATAGAAGATCGTTTGTCGTAAGCCACCGTTAGGTTCTCATCAATTTCTAAATGTACGGGCTTGTTAGCGATCACGCTCATTATATAATTTGTCGCTACGTCCGTTCTTTTTTCCACTGCCAGAGGGAAAGAAGTAGGATCAACCAACGCATCTGAGATATCTCCAGAATGAGGTAACTCTACTGAGTTGTTGTTCACGAATGCGTCATCGCTCTTAGATCGGTTTAGCCAATCATTGTTAGCGAATAATTTAGGCTGAATCTCTTTTGTGAATTGCCTCGTTAATAGTTCTGCTCCTGCTGCCATTATTTCATTATTAATTTATTGTACATTTCTGGATTCTTACGTGCTAAATCCGCTTTTTCTTCTTCATTCATTTCTGCGAAAGGCTTTGACTTCTTGTCGCTCAATGTGTTTTCGACTATAAAATCAGCCGAATTGACTTCATTTAAAATATCTGAAATAGCCTCAAAATCCTTCACTGCTCTTTCGTTCCACTTCTCTTTGTCAGCCTCTTTGATTTTACCCTGCTCAATTGCATTGGTAATTAAAACCTCCGCTTTTTCCTTTTCGACTTCTGCAAGCTTGTTTTTAAGCTCTTCGTTTTCACTCTTCAAGGTAGAGGCAACTTCTGCCTGCTCTTTAAGTGAATTAGTCAAAGTTTCTTTCTCTCCTTCCAGTAATTCAAGTTTGTTGGATAACTTACCAACCTCTTTTTTGCTAGAGTCGAGTTCATTTTTGATCTCTGAATCCATATTATTATTAGTTATTAATTTGTTAAAAATTTGAAACACCTCTGATTTGTCTTGATTCTCAATTGAGATTCTAGGCTGTCCAGTGACCACAATCTCATCTACTAAGCCTTGACTTTTCATCTCATCTGCGTCAAAGAAGTTGTTTTTACCACCTTCTTTAAAAAATGCGGTAACTTGATCCTCTGTGAGATTAGACCGTGACAACATCGCTGTTTTTAAAGAAGCCCGAACCATTTCAATGACCTCTCCGTGCCCACCCTCTGGAGGATGTGCGTGTCCTATTCCGTTGTCGTTTATATATCTTCTCTTCCCGAATTGAGCGATAACCCCAGCCATTGAGGCTGCAATTCCTATGATGTGCGTGTCCGCTTCTGTAGTTATGATGGCATCCATGATGTTCCACCCTGCTAGAACCTCACCACCTTCACTATTTATCTTTAAAGTGACATGATAGCCTTTTTCTTTAAGGTCATACATCTGAGCCGTAATTAGTTGGGATCGTTTTAGAGTGATCGCATCATTAAGAAACACGAATGCCTTATTACCTATAATTACATTAGATACCTTTTCCACGCCTTAAAATTAAAGGGTATATTTAGGCTATTTATTTTTTGGGCAAAGAAGGGGATCGTTTTTGCCCAAATTTTTAGTATATTTGGATATGAGCAACACAAAGAGGGTTAATGTAGTGCTGACAGGTAAGGAAAAGCGGTACTACGAAGAGCAGAAAGCCAGATTAGGCAAAATAAAAGACTCCCAATGTCTGAGAGCCTTGTTAAATGAACATAAAGCAATTGCTGGAATGAAGTATTAGACCCCGAATAGTTCGTCTAGCATTTCCTCTCTGTGTTCCATGTAATTGGAATATTTGCACACCTCATTTTCAATCATAACACTGTAGCAATCATTTTCATGACTCCTACCTAGAAAAGCGTGACCAAGTTCGTGCATTATAAGAACCTCTTTAAACACATCGCTATTCTTGTACCATTTATTTTCATTAATCAAAACATCAGAAACATGATCGTAACGATTATAGCTTCTTCCAATCCCCTCAATGTCATTAGAAAACCTGATAAACACGTCTCTTTTTGAGAAATCTTGTCCCCTACTGAGCCCCTCTTCTATAAATGTTTCATAGAAAGGGTAAATATCCTTGTCTATTTCTTTAATCTGATCGTCTATAAAGGACATGCAAGCGTAATTAATAACGATGATTAATGTAAATAAAATGTATTTCATGCCTAAATATAGTAAATTAATTTAACCCTCACCCATTAATGGGTAGATTCTCATTATTTCTCATAAGTTAATGCTATCCACCCTCTATTATATGACGTTGAATCAAAATCAGCAGAATCAAACAGCCCTGCGCCTGTCCTTGCTAAGACAATATTAGTAGAGCCTACATCTATAAACCCAGCCCCATCCCGATCTAGTTTATAGTTAAATTGTAAAAAAACGCCTACGTCTGGTCTGATCATTACCTCTATATTTCTTATCTTGTCTTTATCCCCTATCGGATTAGTTACTAGGATTGATCCGTCAGTGTCCATATTCCAATCACCTATCTCAATAACTTTTGTCAATAGGGCAGGCGTTGAACTTTCTATACCAACAAAACTATCTCCCAAAGCGTCTTTCAAAGTCCGTGGCGTTGCCCCGTGTGCTATGGTTACATATTGCGTCCCTGCTCCACCGCCTGCACTAGCAAATTCAGAGGCTTGTCTAACGTCAATAAAAGCTCGTGAAACAGCATCGGCAAAAGTACCGCTCTCTTCTGTTGGAGTTTCAAGTTCTAAATATTGAGTAGCTGCAAATGTAGTGCCTCCTGCGTAGTAAAGAACCTCTCCATCACAGTAGATGTAACCTTCTGCAATATCAAAATCGCCAGCCGTTCCCGTTACCTCGCAGCCTTTAAGAATAACCCCTTCTGTTTCACCTTCTGTTATGCTATACAGTAAAGCCTCGATAGCGTTTTTATTCTCTTCATCGAATAGCTTTCTTATTACTGGAAATTCACCTAGTGGTGCGCCTCCATCTGGTATCGTTGTTTTTAATTTCTTCATTAGTACGTTTGCGTTATAAATCTAGTCCCTGCCAACTTATAGATGTTGACCTCGTTAATTATTCGTCTCTCTAGTTCTGCCGTGTATATACCTACTGGTATTTTCACTACAAATTCATAGTCGTTATTTACCTCCGATTGATTATACATATAAACCGTCTCGCTCTCTGATTGGTTGTAAAGATAAACAGGGTTAATTCCCTCCGTTGAATTGTAAAAGTATGTAGTCGCCCCAGTAGTTGATACTGTTTCAATCAGAATAAAAGGGGCAATAGCCACACCGTATAGCTCGTTTAAAGCCGCTGCCAACACAACTATCTGAGCGTTGAATTTAGCCCTTTTGCGAATCTCGACATCAAAACTTAGCCATTCAGTTGCTTTTGTTGCTAATGGCTCTAATAGTGCGGTGATAAAATCAATGAGGTTGGATATCCTCATGTCATTTAAAAGTAAATTAGTTACTTGTGTCCTCCAATTGATGTTAAATAGGCTCATTATTTCGTTTCTTCAATCATAGTTAATGTATCATCCAATAGATTCCCAGCCGTGTCCTCTGATAGCACATGACCAGCGCTAGTCTCGTAAACCCCTTGCACATCTATTGTAATTGCGCTACCTAGAGGCGTTGCGTTTGGTCTTCCTTTGATGTCGGTTACGGTCACCCTTGAAACCCCTTCAACGGTCTGAATAGCGTCAACTAATCTAATCATAAATACGTTGCCTCCGAAATTCTCATCCGTAAATCCTTGAAAAAAGGTATCTATTGCTAGTATTACCGCAGCCTTAACCGTTGCCGATACGTATTGTCCTAGATAGTAGATGTCTGCCTCTACTCTTATTCTATCGCTGTCTAAACTCACGAATGTAGCGGTTACGCCTGCGAATCCTATTCCTTCCGTTGAACTTGTGCCGTAGTAGTAGTTCTCAATAGCTGTTTTCTCGGGTGCTGACAATGGTGTTAATGCACCAATCGTGCCTTTTGCTACTTTTATAGTCACTCCTGAAATGCTGTCACTAACAGCGCATTGCGTGACGATCTGCTTAGACTCGTCTATTACCGCATATTCTGGAATGAAATAATTATCCAAAGTAGCATCGGTTGTATTGATGCTTATAGTGTCACCGTATTGAAAATCTAGCATCTTACGCCTTAACCAACTTTCATTACCACTCGGCGCGCTATCGGCAACCACTTGAATGACATTTTGCAAGTTATCTACAATTACCTCAAATGTGAACATTGCCGCACTGACCACGAATATGATTATGTTAAATGTGCTCGCAGCACTCCCTCCATCCTCTGGGAATAGGAAGTCATCAAGGCTTGAATATGTGCGAATATCTGCCTTTATTGCTGTTTTTATCTCTTCTACTGATCGTGCCATTATATTACCTCTCCTGTTATGTCTGGTTCTACTGGTGTATGAACTAAGTGTGTTGCTCTCTCGTAATTTTCTTGATTTCGGTAAATAGTAGCGTAGTCTATAAATGGAAAATTAACCATGTCGTGATCTTCGTCTAAACCTCTTAAAATCTCATTAAACTGAGTGAATTGCAAAGGGTCTTGCTCAATACCTTTGTATAGGTCAAACACCCCTGTAAACTCTGTCATTAAATCAAGGTCTTCAACCCTCGATCCTCTCTCATAGCTCTCAAACATAAATCTAAACCTAACGGTCATGTCCATGTCTTTGATACCTAAAGCTAATTGAATAGTTTCGTTAAAATCGAAGTCGATAAAAACAGCAGGGAATATAACGCCTTCATTAATCAAGTCCTTTAAGTTGGTGTCTTGATTATTGTACAATTCAACCGTTTTATACCTCGGTAAATCTGCGTTTATCTTAGCCTTTATTTGCTCATAAAACGCCCTCATATCTTAGCCATTTCTTTGTTAATTATCTTCTCATTTTGATTGAGTAAGTCTTTAGAATTACCCATAAATGGACGTTTTCCCTTTTGGTGGTACTCCATGTATTTTACAGTAGGCGCAATTGTCGCCTTACTGTCGCTCAATATCTTCTCTTTAATAGACCGCTTTCCTTTTCCTGTTTTTGTCAGGGTTTTACCGCCATCTTTCTTAGACCGCTCGCTTTGCTTCCATCTACTCCCAATTGCCGCCCCCTCTGTGTCAAAAACTTTACCTTGAAAGTAATTAACCGTGTTATTGGCAATCTTAGTCAAGATAACACGCTTCTTATTAAGGAAGTTCTTTAGCGTTTTGTCGGTATGTAGTTTGTTGCTCATTAATTAATATCTTTATCAACTCGATTACGAGCCATTAAAATCAAGCTCATTTCTACTATATTAGTGTAGCTAACGCTAGTAATATCACTAAGCGGAACACCGCAAACGGTTATCACGATTTCGTTTTTGTTGTGTTTTCTCTTTTTCATGGTTTTGGTAAGTTGAAATTATTTGTTCTCAATTCAGCGTCTCCCCTTGCGATGCTGAAATATGGGTGCTTCTTAGGGTCGAATATCATCTTATCTTTCCCTGCGTTCATTCTAAATAGTTCGGGCTGCTCTTCTTCTGTTAGCTCTTTGACGTTTTCCGTAACCTCCCCCTCGTCTAATTGCTGAGTGAAGCATCTACAATTCCATCCATTTGCAGGCATATTGTTTGTCCAAAAGGGGTCGTCAACTGGCTTGATCACATTATGTAAAGCTGCGTGTGCGTCCCTTACCAATCCATCGTTTTGCGTCTTATATTGCACTAATGGGAATATCTCTTTTTCGGCTTGAATCTTAGCCCACTTTTTAGCGTTTTGGCTTTGCGCAATAGCCGTGTCAAACTCAGTTCTTAGCCAGTTCTTATTATACGTCTCAAATATCTCTAATGCGCCCTTTTGAAATTCAGCAAACGGGATAAGCTCATTAGCAGACCTTGAAAACGCCTTAATGATAGCCTCCATTTCCCTTACCTGCTGATATTGCTTTGCAGCACTAAACACGTACACGTTTTCTGTAATACCTGCTAGTATCTCCGCTTCTAGTTCGTTAAACCGAACAGCTCCCCACCCTTTCAACACTCCATTATACAGAAAGCCCCCCACTACCTCGTGATAGTTAAGGCTCAATGATTCAGTAGTAATTAACCCACCATACACAGCGAGTAAATAGGCTTCTGTTTCCTCTTCGGTGAACTTGCTTACGCTATTTAGAACTTTTTCCATATAAGTTCTTTAAGGCTTTTGCTACTTGTTCGGGGTCTTTTACATTTGGTGTTGGTTCGTCCGAAAGCTCTACCCCGTACGTTTCTGTGATATATTCATCTGATAAGGTTTTTCCCATTTGAGATATTTTTAGATCAATATCCGATTTATCTACCAGACTTATGTCTTCGCTATTTATCCAATCGAATGAACCCCCTTCCAATCCTTGAACCCCTGCCTCTATCATCTTAGGCAATAGTTCATCATTTATAATGCCTTTAAGGAATTTTGCATCATGCTCACTATAGGTGTCTGCTACATTTTCCGCAGCCGTGCCTTTAGTCACCCCTGTCATGTCGCTGATAACGTCCTGACCAAAGATAACCTTAGAAATGTTCTTGTCTATGTATTCCTGTAGTTCTAAATAAACTTGATAAGCGTCTGTTCGTGAAGTACCTGCAAACTGCACATCATCATCATCTTGCATTATTCCAAACCCACCAGAACCTAGCTTCTTTAGCATATTAAAGAAGTTTGTTCTATCGTCTCCCGTTGCGGATGTTTTACCAATGCGTAAATCATGTCCGTAAACCTCTGCAAATTCCGACCAATTACCCAAACAGTTGTTTTTGATTAATATGTATTTAGCACACTTAATTAGAAACCCGAAATCAGTAGGCGACCCTACAAATAGCGTCTTTGCAGCATAAGGTGCTTTGAATAGATCAGCACCCTCTTGATCTCCTTGGTTACGAATTAATAGACCTTTCTCAGGGATGACATGATCATAGTTTATGTTCCTTACTGGCTCTAATAGTTTTCCTTCATTGCTCTTTGACCAAAGAAACTTCTTACCGTTCCATTTTCCGAATGTAATCAGCTCAAAACCTCTCTTCTTGCTATCTAAGATCAAGTGCATGATCTTATGAAACCAGTCAGAATCAAATAGCTCTGTTAACACCTCATTAGGCTCTCCGTTGGGGTCGCTTATCTGCCATTCTCTCTGAATAGTCTTCATCTTCCTATTCTCCCATTGAGAAGACAAGTGTGGGTCTTGCTCTATCTCGTCAAATATACGGTTAAGCTCGGTTCGTTGTGGACTGGTTATGTTTTCAGCTTCTGCAATAGCATTTTCAAGATCGTTTAAGTCTTGAAACTGTCTAAACTTCTGCTGTTCTGCAATGTAGCTATTAGGAGAGCTTTTTTGCTCTTTTACTACCTCACTAGCTATGGCGTTCTTCACCTTGAATATGTCGAATAATCCCATTATAATAAATTAGGGTCTGTGAATGGCTTACTGATAAACTTACCATGGCTTGTGATCATTGTTCTTTGCACGTCTGGTTCACCGTCTCCGTCTTCGTCTATCACATCAAGTCCAAAATCTATCTCACCATCTCGGTAAGCTTTTAGCATGCCTATACAATCATCATAGAGCTTTTGCCTCATTTCGGGTATATCTCTGGGTGAAATTGTATGGAAGATGTTGTATAGCGATAATTGCACGTAACACCTAAGGATCATTTTGTTACGTGTTTCGGGATCAACTGACCCATCAATAGTAAATTCGGCAACTGTAGCGTAATACTTGGATAAATAAGCGTTTATCTCTGCCTCTGCTGTTAGCTCTGAATCTAAACGTATTTGGTCTGCCGTTAACCCACTGGAAACAGCCGCTTGCGTAAGAATGTTGTCTAAATGATCTATTGATATGCTGATAGTGTAACTATCCTTTACTAAATAAGCCATGCGCAAAAATATAACATAGATAAGTTAGTGTGTGCGTTTTGGCAAAGAATTTACCGTATCGACCTAACCTTGCTATCCGTACCAACGGAGTAATCGAACGATTCGCCACCTCTTTTATAGTTTCGGTATTCATCGTAGCACACTTTACAGACTAGATAGTCTAATGTGTCACTCATGTGGTGGTATTTCTCAACAATAACACCGCTTTCCTTATCCTTACCCTTTTCTTTGTGTTTTGTGCCATCACTAGCCATTTTACCGAATAATAGATCATTGGTTAGATTAGCGCAATGTTCTGCTATCTCTATCTTGATGCCTTGCTCTTCATCTCTGAATATAGCATTGATAAAATTACCTCGCATCGTGACCGAAGGGGCTTTGCTGAATATCCTTCGCTCTGGATGAAATGATTTTAGTTCTTTAGAGATGATAGCGAAGTGATTATGGGACTTCTCATACTTGCTATCTTGGTTCTTTCCTGTGGGATCACCATAAACAAACAATCCAGCCTCATGCTTGCGGTATTTATCCCTAAACAACTTACACACGCCCTCGGTGCTGTTGTCTGGCTCTCTCCCTGCTATCTCGTCAACACATATGAGCGTCTTTCCTATTACCTGCCATATGGTTAATGAGGTGTACGGATTCACATTAAAATCAAAGCTAATATGAAGGGCTAAATCTTCATTATAACGATCCATTCTAAAAGTATGCTTGCCTTGGTGAAACTCTTTATAAAACCGTCCAGCGACTATACGAGTACCCCACTTCCCTAATACATACACTTGGTAGTAATATGGATTGGTACGTTTTAAATCCATTAGCATAGCCCTGTATTGGTCTGGAAGGTGTGGGTTGTGTTCGTGGGTGCTGTGATGAACAGTAAACGGCACTTCAATGCTCTTTTCATCCACCTCAACTATGACCTTATCGCTGAAAGATAGCTCCCCCTGCTCATAGTGCTTTGCAAAGAAATGCTTATAAAACCAATGTTCTTTATAATCACCCTCACATTCTGGGTTTATACTAAAAATCTCTTGAAGATAAGGGGCTTTAAGCGTTCTAATTGACGTGGTTATCGTTATAAAATCGTTCTCGTCTGGGATGTCCTCCTCCCACCATATAGCCGTTGGGTCTTTAATCGACTTGATGCCCTGTACGTTGTCCGTCCCTGCACCTACTAAAAAATTGCCATTAACACAGGTGATACGAGGTACTGGTGTGCTGACAAATGTAAAGAGATGAAATAAACCCATCTCAATGATTAAGTCTTTCACATTCTGATAGCACGAGTCTTTCACCTTCGCCTGAACCTTTCTAATCATGATACACCTGAAATGTGGCGATGTAAGACAATTAAAAATGTTCTGTTTTGCAGCCCAATCAGATTTTGAAGAGCCACGACCACCATAGCAGATCAAGTAACGGTCTTTGTTTTCCGTTAATGGTCTAAAGTGGTCGTTTATAATGTTCCAGTTCCACTCAATCTTATTCATCTACCGCAACCAGAAAGACATCCACGAGGCTATCCCCATGATTAGGAATACTAAGAAATAAAATTGAGGCTTACCTATCTTTTTAATTATGCCTATGCAAACATGATAGCATATGAATAAAGCTATCAAGATAATCGGAAGAAATGCTATTAGCGTGTTCATAGTTGTAGAGTTTTAGTTAATAGTTATTATCGTAGTTATTTTTTCTATTGATCTTTTTGGGATAGCCTTAAAGTTGATAGTTAAATCATACTCAATAACCCCGTCTTCGGCAATTGAATAGTTTTGTGTTGAGAAATCAATATTATAATCAGTGATTAGATTAAGGCTCTTTAGCACCTCGCCATTAATAGTAAGGGCTAGTATCTTATCGTTTATAGCGTCTGTCATTGTTCTTTTTCGGTTACTGATACAATTATTGTCTTAGAGTTGAGTTCAATTTCTTGCTTCGCTTTCGGTACAACATATTCAGCTAGTTTAAGGAATAATTCCAAAGCCTTCGCTGGATTGTTCCTTGCAGTCTTATCTAGCCACTCCTGAACTGATGACAGGTTGTTATCAAAAAGGTGCTGAAAGTTGCGCTTAACTTCTACCGTGGTTTTGTTCTGATTACCCTTTCCCCTACCTGTTGCTAGTTTATGTCCTTTCTCGAATTTACCCATTTTCCAACATTTTTTTAATGATTTTCGATAATCTCTGTGATTTCTTTATCTACATGACATACTGTTGAATCTTGATAAAATACTGCTGGATGTTCTATCTTAACGAACACTCCTTTATGATGTTTGGCTTTAAACATCGTGCCAATCTTGACCATTGACACCATTAACGGCTTTTTCATACTGCAATATAGTAAATTTATTAATCATTTTTACAGTCTTTAAGCACGGCAAACATTAAAACGACACTTCGTTTTTGCTAACATCGTCTATATCTAATCTATTTAAACAGCAATCTTTTTCCTTACAAACAA